TTGGATCAATTCAACAGGCGGCCGAAGTTGGAAAAGTTGATCTTATTAAAAATGCTTTGAGCAGAATTGGTGTTGACCCAAATGCTTTATCACAAAATATTGCTGGAAGAATTGCAAACCCATACTTACAACAAGTATTCCAGGGTGTTGGAATGAGACAATTTGATTTTAATTGGAAACTTGTACCTAGAAATGAAGGAGAGCAAAAGTCAATACATAATATAATAAAAACTCTTCGTGCAAATGTATTACCAGGTTTCTCAGATGATTTTACACCAAATCAGGCGACAGATTCAATAGGAGATTTACTTTCTCCAAATCTTGAAAATAATGAAGGTTTTAAAGGAAAACAATCTGTTGACAGATGGTTGACATTACCAAACATATTCAATCTTAAATGGAAGTATGAAGGAGGTGAAATAGATTCACTACCAAAACTAAAACAGTGTGTATGTAAAAATATCTCTGTTCAATATACTCCCGATGGTGTATGGGCGACACGTATGATGGATGGAACTCCACAACCAATTGCATATAATTTAACCATGTCATTTGGTGAAATGTCTATTGTTACAAATGAAGATGTAACCAAAGGTTTCTAAAAATGTTATTCAGATCAACACCCAATTTTTTATATCCAGACTTTAAAGTAGCTGGTAAGTTTAAACTATCTAAAAATTTATTTCGTAGAGTAAGAGCTAGAGATAGTTTTAATGCAGTCTTTGCATCTTCTAGACAGTATACTATTAAACCAGGGGAAACACCAGATTCAATTGCTAATACTGCGTTTGATGATCCAGAAAAATTCTGGACCATTTTGTTATTGAATAACATAACAAATATGAATACCGAATGGCCTTTAGATCATGATACATTAGATGTTTATATTAATGACAAATATGGATCTTCTACAGACAAACCAAGACACTGGGAAACGACAGAAGTAAAAGATAGAAAACAAAATGTAGTATTAGAAGCTGGTGTAATAATAGAACTGTATACTAATAGCACTGAACAAAACCAGTCTGGTTACTACCCTAAAGTTTTTAATCAAGCATCAAATAATGGCAGTGGTGCTTTTGAAACATGGTCATTTACATATAGAGATGTAACATCGTATAATAATCAAGATGAACCTGCTAGTTTCATTGATACAACAGTAACTGCAGCACAAAATCTAACTAAGGTTACCAATAGAGAATATGAATATGCAGTGAATGAGTTGAAGAGACTTATATACTTACCAACTGCCAATGCTGTTTCTATTATGGAAGATGAAATTGCAGGACTGTTAGAATATAATACAGACTATAAACTAACTGATGACGGATATAGAATTTCAGAAAAGGTATAAAAAAGGGGGTCCTAAGACCCCCCTTCTTATTAGTCATCAAACTCAGCAAGGTTTGCAAAGAAACTCAATGCGTCTTCTTCATCTTTACTAGACTCACGAGGTTTAATTTCCTCACGAACTGGTTCTGGTACAGGAGCACGAGAAGCAGTAATGTCTGGTGAATTGAATCCACGACCCTCAGACATATCCTCAAAAGATTCATTCTCTTCAGTCTCAACATCAACACGAGGTTGTTTTTTAGTATTCAAAACTGTAGTCAAACGTTTCTGAAGTTCTTCATAGGTTTTGAAGTTTGATTGTTCAGTGAAAGCAACTAGAGAATTGGTCTTAGAATAAACCTCTTCTAGTTGATCATCATCAAAGTCACCAAGAGTAGATACAGATGCAAACTCAGAAGAATCATAGTTCCAGTAACCTGCAACTTTCTTGATCTTCAGTTTGAAGTCAGCACCCTGCCAGAAATCAAATGGATTGATTGGAGTTTCATCTTCAAACTCTGGTTGCATAGCACCGATGATCTTATCATAGATCTTCTTACCAAACTTGAACAGGAATACTTTTCCTTCGTTCTCAGGATGGAGGGGATCACGGACAACATAGATGTTGCTGTAGTAGGACAGTTTACGTTTCTGTTTACGTGCAATTTCTTTATCTGAATCACGACCACTGTTCCACAGTTCACGATTCATTTCACCAACAGGATCAGACTTGTTAATCGTAGTCAACGAGTTCTCGATATACCATCCACCAGGACCTTGGAATGCATGACTAAAGAGTTTAGCCCATGGAAGGTCTTCTCCGTCAGGTGCAGGTAGGAATCGAATAACTGCATAACCATTACTAGACTTATCCAGTTCAGGTTTCCAAAAACGATCATCATTAGATGAACTTTGTTGACTACTAGCAACCTTCTCAAGTTCGCGAGTCAGTTTCTCAAATGATGAGTTAGAATTTTTTTTGAGTGCAGCAAAAGACATGTGTGTTCTCCGTATTTGTAAGTATTTGGCCTTTGTGGTCTTAACCACCTAGTAATTATACCAGATGGAGAGGGGTTAGTCAAGGGGCAACAAGCTCATCATATTATCGATGTCTGTTCTCATCCGACTAAACGCCTCAGTGACATCTGTTTCACCTTCGATCGAAACGAGTGGAAATGATAGTTTCAAAAAGTTGACAAACTCTTGTGCATCTTCTTCACTAGAATAACGAGCACGAAAATAAATCATCTCCTGCAATTCAATCATACGAGATAACTTAACCAGGTATTTTTTCATACCCTCAGTAGTTTTAATTTTTACAGACATCATAAGGTCTGTAATATCCTCGTATAGTTGCATCATTTCTGCTGCTTCAGTACGAACTATATCGTTGTCGAAGAACTGCATAACTTTAACAGAATCCTTTTGTATTTAGACTTGTCCAAAGATAGGAATGGTTCGTACTTCACTACAGTCTTTCTAATCTCAGGCCAAACAATCGGATCAGAAATATTACTAGTAAAGTACGGAACATAGTTTACAATCAGATTCAATACGACCATAGTCTCTAATGAAACATTTCCAGACAAGTGTTCTTTCAATAGAACTGGATGTTGCCCATCAACGATTCTAAATAATGAATTAAAATCTGAATGTAAATCTAATAACGATTCAATCTCTTGACTAAAGTTAAAAGACATACTCTGAATCTTTTTTTTCCAATCAGCGTATGTCTTTGATTTGTGTATAGAGATGTTACCTATCCAGGTACTCCCATCTTTTATAAAATGACTGACAAAAAATTCTATTACTTCTTGTCTGTCAAATTTTGTTCCTATTTTTTTAAAGAAATATCTATCATTTCTTTTTTCAAATGAAGACAGACTTGCTCTTGACTTACCATTAAAGGTAAAGAAATTATATTTGTCTTTGGTAAAATGTAATTTTAGAGCAAGGTAAATCTTATATACCTCATACCCATCCATATTAAATAGGAAGTTTTGCCTTAGATGATTTCTTCATGAAGCACAACCGTTGTGCATCATACTTAAGTTTTTCTTTTAGAGTTTTAGATAACAGTTTAGATACTGATTCAAACTCAATCTCATTCTCATCGCAAAAAGTAATAATAGCTTCAATGTAATTGAGTTCTCCATTATTTGTTTTTACAATGTTTTCTATTTCCATTGAGAACTTTGCAGAAGTCATAAACTTCTTATCAAGAACCTCATTGATAGCTTCTTTACTTTTATTCATGAGCAAACTTCCACTCTCGTATATACTGAGTAAGTTTTCTAATGTATTCGCTTTTGTGATACTTTTCATAGACAACGCATTCTCCATTTTCACAGGACATTATGATGACGAGTTTCTTGGTTATTATACCAGTTAACTCATATAACATGCAAGCATATGCAACAGCTTGCACAAAGTAACCTTCGATCCACTTCTCAGGTTTTGGTTTCTCAGATGTTTTAAAATCTATAACAGCAAGTTCGCCATTGTATTCTGCAATACAATCAACTGTACCAGCTATACCTAACTTCCTACTATATAGGGGAGTTTCCAGAGCGTAGATATTATCAATGTTGCCCAACTCAGTTTTAGAAAACTTAAATAAGTATTCTGATAGTGGTTGAACTGTTGGTAGTTCTTCATTTTTTAGATGATGTTCTACTAAGGTATGATAATCAGTACCTCTACTAGTTGCACGTCTAGTCTTAAGATTAGCTGCTTCTGCACCAACTCTTTCTCTCCAAGCTTTAATTGATTTAGCAGATTGAAAACTAGTAACGGTAGTAACAGAAACTAGTTTGATATCATCTTCACCAGGTATCTTATAGTATCTTTTACCATTAATAGTTACTCGTTCTAACTTATCTGGTAAGTCAATTTTTACATGATTAAACATTAAAATCCTAAACTCATCTTACTTACAAGATAACTACGAATCAAACCAGATCGAACGATATCATCAACACCAAACTCAATCATACCAAATTCTTTCATCAACTGAAGGATGCTCATGAAGTTTAGAATACCATTTCTTTCATTAGTCTTAACTAAATCAGACTGATGTACATCACCACAGAAAATAATCTTAGTGTCTTCACCAACGCGAGTAATAATAGAATCTAATTCATGAAAATTTAAGTTCTGACATTCATCAACGATTACTATAGCTTTATCTAAAGTAGTACCACGGATGAATGAGGTAGACCAGAAAGAAATAGTTTCTTGTGATTTCAAATTACCATAAAGCATTTCAAAAGAGTTGTCGTCTGGCATCTCAAACATATACTTCACCATATTCTTATATGGTATTTGATATAGGGAAGACTTATCTTCATGATCACCAGGAAGGAATCCAATCTCTCTAGTTGATACTAAAGAACGAACTATGTAAACTTTTTCGTATGGACTTTCTTCTTTTAATACTTCTTTAAGAGCAAGATACAAAGCAACAAATGTTTTACCCGTACCAGCTGCACCATACATAAAAAGGTTTTGATTATTATTCCAAAATTCAAAAACTTTTTCTTGAGCAGGAGTTAAAGGTTCGATATTAACCAACATATCATTGTTGATTGGTTTTTTTCTTTTCATCTGCTTAGCAGACATACCATTAATATCGGGTGTGAGTTTCTTTCTAGATCTTGCCATACTTAAAATCCCTGAATTGTAGATCCATAGTGACCTTTTTTAATGTTGTTAATTTTCTTTTGGAGATCACCGGGAACTTTATTTCGCCAATCACCTACTTCACTCACGGAAGAAGCACAACCTACTGACCAGTCTTTATCCCAATCAGGATTGTCATCCTTCCATGAAACATATTCTTTCATTGTCATGGAGAGTTCTTTCTTCTCTCCCGTGGTTTTATTTATTAATGGATAAGTTGGCATAGTTAGACCCAGTTAGGTTTACGTTTTGGCAGACGAAGATAATTAGATGCAACCCAAGGTTTGCTGCTGATGTACATCTTGTAAGCAGTAATAGTATCAATGCTTGTGTCAAGTTTAAATTCATCAGGCATTGCACGAACAAAAGGAGTAAGTTCTGAAAAATGGAGAGCGTCTAGTGGAAAGATTTTATCTGCATGTGCAAGAGTATGAAGACATGAATGAATCTTTCCATATCTATTAGAGTACTCTTCGCATAGTGAAAGACCATGACGAATCAACCATCTAGCATTTGATACAGTCTCATTTGCCCATACCGTACATGGATGGTTCCTGAATGCCCCCTTATCGGTCTTGTAGGGGGTTCCATCTGACTTAGGAAGGGTTCCGTACCCGTGTCCCCATTTGTCAGAGGCGACGATAGAGAGCATCTGACAGCACTCTAAGGGCATCTTAACGATGTGCTTGTCCGGTAGGACAGCAGCAGATTTCTGGGGAGATTCATCAGTCACAAAAATATTCATAATTAATTAGACCATTCAAGAGCTTCAGATACAGTTGGAAATTGTTCTATGAAAATTTGTTTACAAGATTCAGCGACTTGCATATGTTCTTTCTGAGTACCATTAGCAGTCCTTAGATTAATATAATGAATCCAAGAACGGCAAGAGCCTGTCATATAAATTCTTGTTCCTACACAAAGTGGTAGCACATTTCTGGCACATTCCTTTGCAACTCCACGTTCAAGCATTTGTTGATATAATGCCATGGAAGAATCAAAGAGAGTTTGCATCTGTATCTCTAGATTTTGGATAACAAAATCATCCAAATCATCAATGGAGTTCTGACGATTTTTTGTGTCTTGTCGGCGTAACTCTGGAAGAGGAATTTTATTCGCTAACATAGAACTATCAGCATACCGTTGAGAAAACTCTTGAAATGTAAAGCTACGATGTCTCAAAATTTGAGCAGCGATTGCTCTAGTAGTTTCGATCTCAAGAGTCATTGATGACTGTTCAAAAACAGACCAGTGATTATGCTTGATGCAATATGCAAGTAGTCCTGCATATTTTTCATTATTTTGATTGGATGGATTAGAGACTCTAGCAATATATGCCATAGTCTGTTCAGCATCCGGTGTTACCGAAATTAATTTTGTAATCATAATCATTTTTTCTGTTTAGTGTCATCCTTTGCAGTGTAACCCCATAGTTTAGGAATTACTGATCCAGCAGTCCATGTCATTCCTTTCATGACATTACCGTACTTATCATAGTAAGCATTAAAGATGTCAACAGTGAACCCCATGACAATATCATACCACACTTCGGTACCGTTGTCACACTTTATTAAGTATGAGTTTCTTGGAAGACTCTTATCTTCTGCTGCAGCTGCATCGCAATTTATATGAATAACTATAACCGAATAAACTGATTTAAAATT